ATACGAGGTGGCTCAGCGACTGTCCACTTCCCAATCTGGCACCAAGAAATCGAAGACATCATCGTCCTGAAGAATAATAAAGGGACAGAAGATAATCGCGTAAGAAAACTTGACTACTCCATCCAAATTTCTAAACTCTTCTATGAGAGATTCATTACCAATGGAGACATCACATTATTCAGTCCTCACGATGTCCCAGGTCTTTACGATGCTTTCGGGACTGACTCTTTTGATGATCTCTATACACGTTATGAATCTGATGAGAGTATTCCAAAGAAGACCATCAAAGCTCAAGAACTGATCCTTGATCTTTTGAAGGAAAGAGCAGAGACTGGTCGTCTCTACATCATGAATATTGACCATTGCAATTCTCACTCTTCCTTCAAAGATAAGGTTGAGATGAGTAACCTCTGCCAGGAAATCACTCTTCCTACCTATCCAATCAATCACATTGATGATAAGTATGGTGAGATCGCTTTGTGCATTCTTTCAGCAATCAATGTTGGAAAAGTTCGTTCTGATGATGAACTAGAGGAACTTTGTGATTTGGCAGTGCGTGGTCTTGAGGAACTGATTGATTATCAACAGTATCCAATCATCTCTGCTGAGACAGCCACAAAGGCACGTAGATCGCTTGGAATCGGTTTTATTGGACTTGCACACTATCTTGCTAAATTGGGGTATAATTATGACTCACAAGAAGCATGGGATGCTGCACATGGACTCTCTGAATCTTTCCAATACTATCTCCTCAAGGCATCAAATCAACTTGCCAAGGAGAAGGGTTGGTGTGAAAACTTTGGTCGCACGAAGTATGCGGATGGCATCCTTCCTATTGATACATACAAGAAGGATGTTGACGAGATCAGCACTCAGGAGTTACAACATGATTGGGAAGGTCTTAGAGCATCTATCTTGGAATCAGGATTACGGCACTCAACACTGTCTGCTCAGATGCCATCGGAGAGCAGTTCCGTTGTGTCAAACGCAACAAATGGAATCGAACCACCTAGAGACTATATGTCCATTAAAAAATCGAAGAAAGGGCCTCTTAAGCAGATTGTTCCACAATACAACACATTGAAGAACAACTATACTTTGCTATGGGACATGAAGAGTAATAAAGGTTACATCAATATTGTTTCTGTGATGCAGAAATTCTTTGACCAGGCAATTTCTGGTAACTGGAGTTACAATCCAGAAAATTATCCTGATAATGAGGTCCCTGTGTCGGTAATGGCGCAAGACTTTTTGACTACATATAAGTACGGTTGGAAGACATCCTATTACCAAAACACTCACGATTTAAAGACGGATGAGGTTGTCGAAGAACCAAATGCAGAATTAAATGATATTATTGAAGAATTAAGCAACACTAAGGAGGAAGAGTGTGAATCCTGTTCAATTTAAGATTACATCTGATGGTATGGGTGAAAAAACAGAATTACATGGAATGACGGTTTTTAATAGAGAACCGTCAGATACCAAAAAGCAACCAATGTTTTTTGGCAAGCCTTTAGGCATTCAAAGATACGATTCATACAAATATCCTATTTTTGAAAAACTAACAACTCAGCAATTGGGTTACTTCTGGAGACCAGAAGAGGTTTCTTTGCAGAAAGATCGTGGTGATTATCAGACGCTTCGTCCAGAACAAAAGCATATCTATACCTCTAACCTCAAGTATCAGATTATGCTTGACTCCATTCAAGGGCGTGGTCCTGGGATGGCTTTTATTCCTTACTGCAGCCTACCTGAACTAGAGGCATGTATGGAGGTCTGGGGATTCATGGAGATGATTCACAGTCGCTCCTATACCTATATCATCAAGAACGTCTACAGTGACCCCTCAGAGGTCTTTGATAAGATCGTGACGGACAACCGCATTCTGGAACGTGCTAATAGCGTTACAGAGTCATATGATGACTTTATTAACTCTGCTCATCAGTATGATAATAGCACCATGTGGGATCTTGCAAGGGAAGGTCACTATGCAGGAACTTTTGAGCGTCGTGAATTAAAGCGTAAACTCTATAGAGCAATTACCAATGTCAACATTCTTGAAGGAATTAGGTTCTATGTCTCCTTTGCTTGCTCGTTTGCATTTGGTGAACTCAAGCTTATGGAAGGATCCGCTAAAATTATCTCTCTCATCGCACGAGACGAAAATCAGCATCTTGCGATTACTCAAAACATCCTTAACAAGTGGAAGTCGGGTGACGATCCCGAAATGAAGCAGATCGCTAAGGAAGAAGAGGAGTGGACTTATGGTATGTTTAAGAGAGTTGTAGAAGAGGAGAAGTCCTGGGCAAATTATTTGTTCAAGGACGGTTCTATGATTGGTCTTAATGACAAACTCTTGTATCAATACATAGAATGGATTGCAAACCGTAGAATGAAATCTATCGGATTGAAACCAATCTATAGTATTCCCGCAAAGAATAATCCTCTTCCATGGACAGAGCATTGGATTTCTTCTAAAGGGTTGCAAGTTGCACCACAGGAAACAGAGGTCGAAAGCTATGTCGTCGGCGGAATCAAACAAGATGTCAAGAAAGACTCCTTCGCAGGGTTCAAACTCTGAACTAGAGAAAAAGATCCTCGCAAAAAAGTGTGACGATTTCATATTTGAAAATCGTAACTTTGACGGCACGATCGAAGAAAGTCCGCTTAAATAGTAAGTAGTGACTTTCTTTGGTTATGCCAAAAAATCAATTGGAAAAAGAAGAACTTAAAGTTCGTGTGATGAAATTAAAGCACCAGGTGGATATGGAAGGTGCTGATGTGTGGCAAGGAGAGAGAGATCTGGCACATAAATATCTAAACAAGGTATTAGATATTATTGATGAGTACAGGTATTGATTATGAAAATCCCTGGATATATTGTAACAGACCTTTTTCTAGTGACGATATTGACGACTTTTATGGTTTTGTGTATAACATTACCAATCTCACCAACAAACGACAGTACATTGGGAGAAAGTATTTTTGGTCTCATCGAAAACCTCCAGGGAAAAAACGCAGAGTAAAGAAAGAATCTGATTGGAAAAAGTATTATGGGTCTTGTCCGGAGCTTAAAGAAGACATTGAACGGTTGGGTAGACAAAATTTTAGTCGAACTATCTTGTCATTACATAAAACACCTGGCAAAACAAACTTTGAAGAAACAAGACAACTCTTCATCCATGGAGTTCTCACCGAATCCCTTGACACAGGAGGACCAGCATACTACAATAGCAACATCCTCAGCAGATACTTCCGAAAAGACTACTATGACGGAGAATGAATCCTGCTCCATGAATGAGCAAGAAGTTGTTCTTGCCATCAGGCAATGGGCGATTGATAAAGTCGAAGAGTACAATGGAAAAGGAACCGATCGTATCTATGATCAGTTTGCAATCATGGCTGAATTTGATGAATGGTTCGATCCAAAAGATGATTTAGAGGTCATTGCCATTGACGAAATCTCAGAAGACGACTATAATACTTTTGTTGATTACATGAACGACGGAATGGAAAGAGGGTAATCAACTTATGACTCAGTAGCTCAGTTGGATAGAGCAACTGCCTTCTAAGCAGTCGGTCGTCGGTTCGAGTCCGATATCCCGCTCTAAACGGATTGGCGACATCCGTGCTCACATCTCCGAGAGAAAAAAGAATCGGAACACCAACCCATGTGAGAGAGAGGTGGGATCCCTCTTGGTGCCTCCTCTGCTGACGAGCAGAGGGTATTACACAATACCAGGACTTTGGTCCGAATTGCAGGTTGGTTCACCTGCACTCATTCCCCTGTAGCTCAGCGGCAGAGCCGACGACTGTTAATCGTCTGGTCGTAGGTTCAAATCCTACCGGGGGAGTCCGCCCTTATAGCTCAGTGGTAGAGCAACGCTTTTGTAAAGCGTAGGTCGTTGGTTCAAATCCGACTGGGGGCTCCAGGGAGATTAGCTCAGAGGTAGAGCTACTCGTTTACACCGAGTCGGTCGGCGGTTCGATCCCGTCATCTCCCATATATAAAATAATAGTAAAATTAAATAGTTAATCATGATCACCATAAGATGTAAGGTGTGCAATACAGAATTAACTGGATCCACTAAAATTCAATGTTGTGGGTGTCCAAACATGATGAAAATCATCGATAGGGATTTTAGTGCAATGGATCTTGATAAAGTTATTATTGTATCAGATACCACTAAGAATGATAACACTAAGTTTGGATCTGCTGACATTGAGTGGCAGAGATCTAGAAGCAAGCGTAAAATACGGAAAATGGACTTTGAAGTTCGCTAACTAGTATTTTACGGAGGTATCAAAACCAATGGAAACAGACATACTAACTTCAGATCTAAAACTTGAAAGGAAGGAATGTCCCAAATGCAAAGCTGTATGGTTAAATGATCAACACATTTGGACTGGAACTGGCCGACCTGGAAGCAATTTAGACCTGGCGGGTCTTGTTTGTAACAAACTTGGTGATGATACCTGTATTAATCCCCTCAAAGGAACCGAGGGTGGTGATACATGGGAAGATAGAATGAAAACATTGGTGAAACTAGAAGATGAGTCACAGAATGGATCAAATTAAACCAGCTCATTATGTCACTAAAGAAGAGTGTCAGGAGATGATTGATGATGCCATACGAAAACATAACCGTAATGCTGGAATCATCAGCATGTTTGTCGGTTTTTTTATTCTTGGACTTTTTTCTGAAGGTCTCCTCAGACTCATTGGAGCAATACCACCATTATTCCCATGGATGGACATACACTTGTAATTGAATGGATTGGAATAGTTCTTGCATTGATATTTGGCGTGACCATGTTCTGTCAAGGTCACGCTATCTTTCATGGTAAATATGGATATAAGCATACTGATAGAGAAAAACAAAAGATGAGTAGGGCCAGAAAACAATTAGAAGATCTTCTAAAAGGAAAATGAACAATGACGAAAAGAGGGAGTTTTACAAAGGACTCCGAGAGCGCATCAAACAACTTAGAATGGAACATCTATTTGAAGAACCTTGCCCACTATATGAAGATGATGAGTTGACAGACAAGTAAAGGCATCATATAATAACTACATTGTCGGGGTGTAGCGCAGCGGTAGCGCATCGCTTTTGGGAAGCGAGGGTCGGAGGTTCGATCCCTCTCACCCCGATAGCCTTCGGGCACACATATATAATTCAACTTTCGTTCAATTAAATGAAAATTTTTCTCGATACTGCAAACATTGAAGAGATTCGTTCTAGGAATGAGACCGGACTTATTGATGGAGTGACCACTAATCCTACTTTGATTCGTAAAAGTGGTGGTGATCCAGTAGAAGTTGTAAAACAAATTGCTGAAGAGTTTCCTCATTTTGAATCCATCTCTGCCGAAGTAGTTGCGGAAACTGCTCCAGAGATGATTGAGCAGGCACAAGTTTTTAAAGACATTCCAAATGTCACAATTAAAGTTCCTTGCACGGTAGAGGGACTTAAAGCATGTAAAGCACTTGCAGCAGAAGGATTCACAACCAATGTGACTCTGGTATTCTCTGTTGCACAAGCTATTCTTGCTGCAAAATCAGACGCAACATATGTTTCTCCCTTTGTTGGTCGCTGTAATGATAATAGTTTTAGTGGTGTAGAACTCGTCGGAGCAATCGCTGGAACTTTCAGGGAGCATTTTACCCGAACTAACGTTCTTGCAGCATCTCTTCGTGATGCTCATCAGGTCTCTCGATGCTTTGCTCGCGGTGCAGAAGTAGTTACTATGCCAGTCAAAGTATTTGATAGCATGTATAAGCATGTATTGACTCGTGAAGGTCTGGATCTGTTCCAAAAAGACTGGGAATCCATTAAGGAGGTAAATTGAATGGAAATATTTACTTTGGAAGAGTGGGAAAAGAACTTTGATGAACTCTTTTCAAGGGTAGAAAATGGAGAGACTATAGGAATAGTAAAGGAAGACGGACAGGCAGCAGTAATGATGCCTGCAAAGGATGCTGAGTTGATACGAATACACACCGAACACAACGAAGCTTCCTAAGGGACTGTCGCCTATTGGTTAAGGCCCACTGCTTATAACGGTGTGAATCGGGTTCAATTCCCGACAGTCCTACCTTGGGGGTCTAGCAATCTGGTGAATGCACCGAACTCATAATTCGGCTAAGGCGAGTTCGATCCTCGCGACCCCCATGGACAGAATACTCTCTGTCCCATTGACTAATATCTCTGATGTTAGTATAATTACAAGGTAATCAATCAAGACAATGACCCTCGCAACTAAGTTTAAAGTAAAAGACATCCAAACTCTTCGTGCTGCAGCTAATGGCGATATTTACCTCGATGTAAAGAATCCGAAACTTTACAAAAAGGTCCGTCGTTTTTATGAAAACAACGGTGTTGTTTTTTCTGGTGATCCAATGGATGACTATGAAATCTTGATGGAATATGTGTTCAACGACCTTGAATCTGTTGAGGTTGCATGAAAATCCTCCTAGAGCGTTTTCCCTATCGTTATGTTGAGTGTGGCACATTGGAGATCAATGGTATGCCAGACTATCGAATCCAAAAAGCAGACAGTTGGACCAAACGATACAAAGACATGTATCTTCTTGATAATCAGATGCAACTCTTGACTGCTATTGATGATCCAGAGTATACCAAATGGCTTGATCCTGATGGTGTCCCTTGTTACGTTCGTGATGTAGTTTCATTGAATAAATAAACCATATAGTTGTTTAGAATTCAGGAAACTATGGCATACAAAGGAACTGCAGCAAAGTCTGCAAGTGGTGCATCTATGTCGAAATATGATGTAGAAGTTGAAGCAAGACTGAAAGCACTGGAAGCAAAGGCACACGAAAAGTGTTCTGGAGATTCTGTACCTGCTGCCGGTCTTGAAGCAAAGGTAGCTGAACTTGAAGCAAAATACCAAAACTTGGTTGATGCTCTCAAGCAAAATCCTAAACTGGGATTGGAAAGATATCTTTGATCAGTCTCGGAAAGACTCTAAAACTGCCCTGGTCGGGATGGTCTTTTGACCCCTGGGTTTCCCAGTTCCTAAAACTGGGTGGTGGAGTCAACACGACCCCTTGAATATGAAAAAAGTAGATAAACCGTGGGGATGGTACATAGTCTTGGATGAAGGTCCAGACTATGTAATTAAAAAGATATACATATCTCCCTTAGAAAGATTCTCATTGCAGAAACACATGCATCGGGAAGAATATTGGCATATTCTTTCTGGTTATGGTCTCATAAACATCGACTCTAAAAAGAAAGTTGTTTATGAGGATGAATCGTTTCACATTAAAAAAGAAGTGATTCATAGACTTCAATCTGGAAAAGATGGAATAACATTCATTGAAGTACAGAGAGGAGAATGCGATGAAGATGACATTATCCGATTACAGGATGACTATAATCGTGTCACGGAATGACTTGAAAAATGCCCTGGTGCGGATGGGATAACTCCCGCCTGGTTTCTTATTTCCAGAGAAAGAATAAGTGGCGAGCCTGAATACCCAAGTAGAGGAGTTGCCAACTCCTCTATTTTTTTGTATAATTATAAAAAAAGATAAGCATGTATAAAGGTATTATTCTTGCTGGAGGTAACGGAACTAGATTATATCCTTCTTCTCTTGTTGTCTCAAAGCAGTTGTTAAACGTTTACGACAAACCTCTGATCTATTATCCACTGAGTACTTTGATGTTAGCAGGCATCAAAGATATTTTAATAATTACCAATCCAGGTCAAGAAGATCAGTTCAAAAAACTTTTTTCCGATGGTTCTCATTTGGGAATCTCCATATCTTATAAAGTGCAAGATAATCCGAATGGGCTTCCTGAAGCATTTATCCTTGCAGAAGATTTTATTGGTGATGATGATGTTTGTATGATTCTTGGAGATAATATTATTTTCGGTAATGATTTAGATAATATTCTCAAGCAGTGCCAGGATCAATCAGGTGCAACCATTCTTTCATATCCGGTTAGAGATCCTGAAAGATTTGGAGTTATTGAATTTGAAAGTTACGATAGGGGATCTGTAGTTTCTATTGAGGAAAAACCAGAAAACCCAAAGTCAAATCGGGCATTGATTGGTATATATTTCTTTGATAATCGATGTATTGAATACTCAAAACAACTTAAACCATCTAAGAGAGGAGAGCTTGAAATTATTGATCTTTGTAAAAAGTATCTTGAAAATGGAGAACTTAATGTAAGAAACTTGACAAGGACAATGACCTGGATTGATGCAGGAACATTTGACTCATTGATGCTAGCATCAAACTTTGTGTCTAATTTTGAAAAAATTCAATCATATAAAATATCATGTCCCGAAGATGTTGCATACAAAAATGAATGGATTGATGGAAATCAACTTCTAAAACTATCAGAACAATATCCAAAGAGTGGATATGGTGATTATTTGAAAAGTATTATTGAGGATCGCTAATGACTATATTAGTAACGGGTGGTGCTGGATTTATCGGAGGAAATTTCATTCAGCACTTAAAAGAAACAGTCGAAGAACATGTTGTTGTTATTGATAAGTTAGGATATGCATCAAATCTAAATTACGTTCCAGACACTCCACAGTTTCATTTTGAGAAATGTGATCTTTTTAATGAAGATCAGGTTGGATATATTTTCAAAAGATTTAAACCAAGAGTGGTGTTTCACTTTGCTGCAGAAAGTCACGTAGATAATTCAATCCGTGATTGTAAGCCTTTTGTTGAAAGTAATGTTATTGGAACAATCAATCTTCTTAATGCCAGTCGTTTGATTGACATTGAGAAGTTTCATCATATTTCTACTGATGAAGTTTTCGGTTCCATCTCTAGCGGATCATTCACTGAAGAAAGCATCTATGATCCAAAGAATCCATATTCCGCATCTAAAGCAGCAAGTGATCATTTTGTGAGTGCCTTTCATAATACATATGGACTACCAACAATAATCACCAACTGTTCTAATAATTATGGTCCACGGCAATATAAAGAAAAATTTATTCCTCAAACAATTCTAAATCTTCTGAATAATAAAAAAGTCCCTGTGTATGGGGATGGATTGCAGGTAAGAGATTGGCTATATGTTCAGGATCATTGTGAAGCATTGATTGAAGTTTGGAGACATGGGAAGATTGGTGAGAAATATAATATTGGTGGTGAATGTGAAGTTAAAAATATTGATCTTGTCAAACAAATTGTGAATCTACTTGGCAAGGATGAATCTATGATAGAATATGTGAAAGATCGTCCAGGCCATGATAGGAGATATTCAACTGATATTAGTAAGATCTCTACTGAACTGAACTGGAAACCAAGATTTAATATTGAAGATGGACTCAAAAGAACTATCGAATGGTATGAAGATAACTGAGATTGATATACCAGGTGTTTATG